AGCGTCAGCGAGGCTGCAGTGAGCAAGAATCCTGTAGCCAAACAACTCAGAACACCAAAATTTAGAAGTAAGAAAGTAGAATCCAAAAAGAAATACAATCGAAAGAAAAAAGAAATCGTAGGATATTATATGGACTACGATGGTAAAGAAAAAATTTTATATAAGGATGATTGATGATACCAGAGACAGACAGAGCGTATATCGCCGGCCTATTCGACGGCGAGGGTTCGATACATTTCAAACGTGGACCGGAAAAGAAGAAAAAACACCGAGGCAAACCCGGTT